GTACTAAAACTTCTAATAGTGCGATTGATAATCTTAATTCTTTAGTCGCTGATAATGCGTCAATGCGTGGTGATAATTGGAGTAAAGCTTTTAACAGTACAGAAAATAAACCTAAGACTGCTGTTGATGGTGCTAAGAATTTACTAGCGTTTATTAATAAGCATAACGTATCATTAAATGATATTGTTAAAGAAGTTAAAAAGCTTCAAGTAGAAGCTAAGAAAAAAGAACTAGCGTTACAAGTTATTGATAAAGAAGCTAGTTAAGCTATTGAATTTATTAATAAATATTGGTGATAAGCCTAGTTAGTTTCTAGGCTTTGATCCTATGTTTATAAGTAAACTGGGTTCTTATAAATATATGTGAGCTATTCGGCTGCACAAGTGTGTCTATACCCAGGTATCAAGTAATAGGTGATGATGAATGATGCAAGTGATGAGGTGTATCTAGCTATGCCTAAGGATCTGAAGGCTAGAGGTTTCCTAGCAGTAGAATGTAATGGAAAGCTATTTTATATTAAAGTAATGGGTAAAAATCAGTGTGTCTTAGACTCTGAATGGATAGAGAATAGTGTGGTTGATAGACAGATGTTAAGCCATGTTGATGAGGAGATAAGAAGCTATGGATATTGATGTAGTATGGGTAGCAGTATCAGTGTATATGATAGTGCTAGTAGGGTATGGATCTTACTTACTAAGAGGGTGGATTCGTATGAGAAGAGAGCATCGTGATGCTTGGGAAAGATATTACAGAGGAGGAGAAAAATAGATGAGTAAAATTATAGTTGATGGATCGTTCTATGTGGAAGCACAAGTTACGATTACAAATAACTTGCTTAGGTATCTAGGAAAGGAAGATATTATTGACGATCCTAGCCAGTATTCTGCTTATTACGATATAGTAGATGATTGGCTAAGTGAGATTGGATTAATTTCTATTATGAACCCTGATATAAGTCATAAGCATTTCTTTGATCTCAGGGTTCAGCAAGTATCAACAAATATGGAGGATAGGGAATGAAATGTGGAGTATGTAGATCCAGAAAATTTGTAATAAGAGTTGCTGCAAATGTGCGTGGCAAGAATTATTATAAGTGTAAGTCTTGTGGTTGGAGATGGACAAGTACTATTAATAATGGTAGGTCTATGTTTATTGATGAGAACCCTTGGACTAAAGAAGATTGGATTGATATGAACAATCTAAATACAAGTGAACCCTTCATATGTATACTGGAGGAGAAGTTTTATGATTAAAGAAAGGAGGATTAATGTACTATTATGATGTATGTGAGCCTGGATATTGGTGGGTTACTACTGCTATTGAAGTAGTATTTGTACTTGCTATTATCTATTTAAGTATAAAAATTTATAAACTTTTGAGGAGAAAGTAAATGAATGATTATGTTGTAGCTATCGCTGAAGATCCCTATGTTTACAGGGAAGACAGTGGTATTAATATTCAAGAGGATCTAAACCTTAAGAAGGGTACTAGATTTGAATTGATCAAAGAAATACTTGATGGTCATGAGCCAAGAGGTATGGTGTGTATTGAAGGTAAGTATTATACTGTTACCTTAAACCCTAAGTATGGTTGGGTATTGAGAAAACAGAAACTTATCTATACAGACTATGAGTATAGTAATACTGAGACACATAAGTATGCTCAGGCAGTCAATGACTTTGGTGTTACTCAACAAATGATTGATGATCATTGGACTAAGTATAGAATAGATGGTGGTATGTTGAGTAGTAGAATCTTCAACCATAATGATCACAGAGATCGTAAGTTAGCATCGTTTCTAAGTGAGATTATAGATCAATTTGTAGATGAAGACTTAGGGTATAGTCATAGTGATTTATACAATAGGTATTGGTTAGACTTCTACTTTGCATTGTCTTTGTATAGACCTAGAAGATCGGAGAGATTTCCTGGAAAAATTACTGTATACAAAGATCACCAGTCTTATGTAGATGATAAGCAGACTGCACTCAGGCCAGGTCGTGCCTTCTCTATACTGTTTCCATACTTAGATGCTGCACAGATAGGCATCATTGTTGACTCATATAGAACTAGGTTTTCTCCTAGACAGTTTGAGTTACATACTTCTACACAACTTGAGGACTTTGTATGGGCTTACAAGCATGATCATTGTAAGTATGAAGATCCAAGTACAAGTATGGAGAGAAAAAGTTTAGCTACTTCTTGTATGAGAGGTGATGGTTTCAATCATCTTGATCACCACCCAGCAGAGTTCTATGCATCAGGTGACTTCATGATTGTATGGCTTACTACACCTGATGGTCTGATAGGTGGTAGGTGTGTTGTTAGGCTACCTTATATTAAGTACAGTACATATAAATATGATGGTGTATTACAGTATCCTTTTGATTATGAGGTAACAGCACACATTGCTGCACCTGTATATGGTACTTGTGATACAAGTATTAATATGATAGAAGAGTATCTGGACAGTATTGGTGCAGATAGATCTTGTCACGGTGGTGGTTGGATCGGTGCTAAATTACTTGCACTAGTCAATAGTAATGATAGATACTATGGTGCATACATAGACTTAGAACCTAGAATGCTTAGTAGAGTAGGTGATTACTTAATCATAGACAGTAATGGTGATCTATCAGCTGAGGATACTGGCGGTATGGTAGGTAATTATCATGAGTACTATTGTTCAAGTTGTGATGAAGGTCTTGATGAGTATGATCAGTATTACTCAGATGAGTTAGGTGAGACTTTCTGTGAGTCTTGTTACCATGACAGACATACGCATTGTGAGTGCTGCGATGAGTCTTATCTTAATGATAATATACATGATGCTTCGAGAATGGTTACATGGACAGATACAAATGATAAGGGTAATCGTATAGTAAGAACTAGTAGAAGAGATGTGACCGTTTGTGAACATTGTTTAACGGAGGATTACAGATACTGTGAAGAAGAAGATGAGCATTGGGACAATGAAGATGTTGCATATATTGAAGATGAAGACATCTATGTACCTATTCATTTACTAGAAGAGAAAGGATTTAAAGAGCAAGAAGATGGTGAATATAAAAGAGAAGGAGAATAAAAATATGTTTAGTTTAATAGATATGCTCAGGTATAGAAGACCTGAGGGTGGTGTAACACAGATGAACTTTTGTTTAAGGTTCTTAACACCTGTATTTGGTGGAGCAGATGTGCATGGTAACTATATACTATCAATACCAAAATCAGATGGGCAGCAATCTAATCTATGCTTTACTGCACATCATGATACAGTACATAAAGAAGAGGGTATGCAGAAAGTATTTGTTAAAGATAACATAGCATTTGTAGAGGATAAAAAATCTAACTGCTTAGGTGCTGACTGTACCACTGGTATTTGGATTATGCTGAACATGATTGAAGCTAAAGTTCCAGGTGTATATGTTGTTCATGCCGGTGAAGAGTCAGGTTGTATTGGTAGTAGTAGACTAGTAGCTGATGAACCAGAATGGTTGAAGTCTATTGATGCAGTTATATCATTTGATAGAAGAGGAGATAACTCTATTGTTACACACCAGATGAGTATGCGTACTGCATCAGATGAGTTTGCACAATCGTTTTCAGATGCGGTAGGTTTACCTCAGTTAATAGCAGATAGTGGTGGTAGTTTTACTGACTCCAATGAGTACTGCGGAGTGGTATCTGAATGTACTAATATATCAGTAGGATATAGAGGACAACACAGTACTAAAGAGATACAAGACCTTGATTTTGTTGACCTTTTAGTAGCGAAACTTATAGCGGCAGACTGGTCTACGTTGGTGTTTGAACGTGACTGTACAGTGATAGAATACGAATCAGATTGGTGGGATTATGGGTATCACTATGGACATACTTATACTTCAGATAGTTCTTCTGATACTAATGTTAAACATATATCAGACATAATAGAAGATTACCCTGATGAATTAGCTAAGTTGCTGCATGAGTATGGTTGGAAAGCAGATGAAATACTTAGTGAGATATTTGAAATGGATAACTATAATGAAACTTATGGAGGTAATAGTAATGAGATAAGTAAGTATATAATTCGTAAAGGACTATGACATAATGTCACACCCTATTGATATAACTTTATGTATACCTATATAAGTATACTTAAAGTATTATATTAATAATATATATAAATAATAATAATATACTTAAAGTAATACTTAAAGTATACCTTATAGTAGGAGATATAATGTATAAAATATTGTTCTATGATAGTAATGATAATGTCGTTTGTTATTATACTACTAACAGCAGAGCTGAGGCTGCTACTTATGTAGCAAACCCTGAGTTAAATAAAATTAAATTTAAAATTGTTAGTCGTTCTGATTGGGAAAGGAATTATTAAATGACAATTATATCTTGGTGGAGTGCAGGTGTTACAAGTGCAGTAGCAACTAAGTTAGCTCTCGATGAGTACGGTAAAGATAATGTTACTCCTATTTATTTCGCCATTGATAGTGCTCATAAAGATAATGAAAGGTTTAAAACCCAGTGTGAAGATTGGTATGATAAAGAAATAGAAGTTCACAGAGCACCCAACCACAAAGATCAATTCGATGTAATACTAAAAGATAAATATGTAAATGGTCCAGGAGGTGCTCGCTGCACTCTTGTACTAAAGAAAAAAGTTAGACAGAGGATAGAAAAAACTTTAAGTTATTCTGGTCAGGTGTTTGGATTTGAGTACAGTAAGAAAGAAATTAATAGAGCTATTAGATTTAAAGAACAGTATCCAGAAGCTAAACCTCTATTCCCTTTGATACATAATAAGATGACTAAGCCTGAGAGTTTATTCTTTCTAGAAAAACAGGGTATAAAAAGACCTGTTATGTATGACTTAGGTTACAATAATAATAATTGTATTGGTTGTGTTAAAGGTGGTATGGGTTATTGGAATAAGATACGAGAAGATTTTCCAGATTCGTTTAAGAGAATGGCAGAAGCAGAACGTGTAGTGGGTCATTCTTGTATAAGAAATATATTTCTAGATGAACTAGATCCAGATGCTGGCCGCAAACAAAAAATAATAATGCCTGATTGTGGTAACTTTTGTGACCTAGAGTTTACAGAAATTAACCACCCTAAATTAGAAAGTGTTTATAGAAAACCTGAGCAACTTAAATTAATATGAAAGGAAATAAAATGAATAGGTTTATAATTGATCACGATCCACAAGACATAGCTAGGTCATTGTGTGACCAACACATTGTCAAGATGCCACTCGAAGAAGCACAGATGTTATGTACTGCACTAAGACATCATGCACCAGAGTATGCAGAGAAAAACAATCTCTATAAAGCAGTGCATCAGAGACACCCTTGTACACTGTGGGCTATGGAGACAAGAGATAACTATGCCTTTGCGTTTAGGTTATATGAAGCAATGTTGATAGAGTATACACATCGTTATGGTAAGTATCATGGTGCAGGTAAACATCTACATAAGATACAAGATGGTTTTAAATACATACCTAGTGGTATGATAACACCACACCCCCAGTGTTTCTCAGGACATGATGATCTTAAGACAGACGAGAGGTGGCCTATCAAAGCCTATCGTGCATTCTATCAGCGTGGTAAGATGGACTTTGCAAGGTGGAATAAGAACAGACCAATGCCTACATGGTTACAAACAACAAAGGAGTTAGCAGCATGAGAGTATTAAGTTTATTTGATGGTATGTCATGTGCTAGAATAGCACTTGATAGGGTTGGCATAGCAGTGACAAGCTACAAAGCAAGTGAGTTAGACAAGTATGCTATTAAAGTATCTCATGAAAACTACCCTGACATAGAACAACTTGGTGATGTCTGTGATGTTAAGGCTAAAGATGTGGGTGAGGTAGACCTGTTGATTGGTGGCAGCCCATGTCAAGATCTATCCTTTGCAGGTAAAGGTAAAGGATTAAAAGAAGGTACTAGGTCTAGTTTATTCTTTGAGTTTGTTCGCTTGAAGAATGAGTTAAACCCTAAGTATTTTATTCTAGAAAATGTAAGAATGAAACAAGAGAACCAGGATATTATTAGTAAGTACCTTGGTGTAAAACCTAAACAGTTTAACTCTTCACTTGTATCAGCACAGAATAGGAATAGATTATTCTGGACTAACATAGACTTTGATTTACCAGATGATAAAGGTATTATCTTAGCTGATATACTTGAGGATAATCATACAGTCACGAATAGATATACTCAGGGATGTAAACAAGTAGGTGAAGCAGATATAAAAGGTTTTGACATAATCAAAAGAGTCTATAGCCCAGAAGGTAAAGCACCTACACTTACAACTATGGGTGGTGGTCACAGAGAACCTAAGGTAATGACATCACCTATCAGAGAAAAGTCTAAGACTGTCAGATCAGGCGGTAGAGGTAGCTATGATAGGCATGAATGGGATAGTGTAGATAAGCTACACTGGAGGAAGCTCACACCTCTTGAATGTGAGAGACTACAGACAGTACCTGATAATTATACTAATCATGTTAGTAATACCCAAAGGTATAAGATGTTAGGTAATGGATTTACTGTAGATGTTATTGCTCATATATTGAAAGGAGCAGAACTATGAATATGACTACCGAAACTTACAGTGCATCACGTAAAGAGATGATTAAACAGGTGCACTCTTTACCTATGTTGAAGTTAGATATAGGTGCAGCAGTATATGTAGACTGTACAGATGACCTTGAGATTACACTGCTACAAAGTTGTAGTGATAATATTAAAGGCAGTGATGGAGAGAATGGATACGATGCTTTAGTTGTAATAGATCAGCCATCAAGGGGTATGAACAATGAGTATATGCTTATGGTGAGTTCTGATTATTTAGATTTTGTGGAGGATTTTTATGGATAAATCACAGGAAGAAATACTACATGAGTGGTTAAAGACTTGCCCTTTCGATTACCTTATGGTAGGAAAGATTAAAGGAATAAGAACTGTAAACTTTGAGATAAAGGAGAATATTAATGAGTGATAACCCACATCAAGCCTGTCCCTTTGTGGATTGTGGATCTTCCGATGCGTTTAATTGGAATGATGATGGCTTTGGTTTTTGCCACAGTTGTGGTGAATCGTATCCAGCAAAGAAACATATTGAAGTTTTTGACTGGGTGAGTAAAGAGTATCCCGTAAAGAAAAGGATTAATGTAATGGAGATACCAGTAAAAGGAATGACCTATGATAACATAAGGGGTATCAAGTCTAGTGTATGTCAGTTCTATAACATACAAGTGCAGACAGGTGAAGATGGTCAGCCTGTTAGATATGCCTACAAGTATCCACATACTGTGAAGTATAGGGATTACAATGATAAGTCTAAGTCTTGGGTAAAGGATAGAGGTTTAGGTATGAACCATCTATTCGGACCAGACTTTAATGCAGGTTCATCACACCGTATCTATATAACAGAGGGTGAGTTTGATGCAGCAAGTCTCTATCAAGTACTTGGTGAGAAGTTTCCTGTTAAGTCATTACCTAGTGCATCAATAGGTGAGAAGTTTGTTAAGCAAAACTACAACTACCTTAACTCTTTTAAAGAAGTTATCTATGCAGGTGAGTTAGATGATGCAGGTAAACGTGCAGCTGAGAGATTGTATGAAGCTCTTGCTGAGAAGTTCTACTATGTACCTATGTCTAAACACAAAGATGCTAATGACTTCCTTACCAATGGAGATGGTGAAGATCTTAAGTGGGCAGCAATGAAACCTCAGAGGTATTCACCTGATAATTTCTTCTGCTCTGATGAAGAGGTTGATGCAGCTATACGTAACGAGAACCCATACGAGTATGTACCCACCGGACATGAAGGTATTGATTCTAAGACCAGGGGTATGGTGAAAGGTGGACTTACCTTTATCAAAGCACCACGAGGTATGGGTAAGACAGAGGTAGTAAGATACTTTGAGGTAGGTTTACTACAAGATCCTGATGTCCGTATAGCCTTGCTACACATGGAGGAGATGAAGTCTACTACTTACAGAGCTATGGCTACGTACCGTCTAGGTGCAAATGTTAGAACTAAAGATGATGCAAGAGAGAATGGCTTTACTGAGGATCAAGTAGTAGCTGCTGCACAGGAAGCAACAGATGGTGATCGTACTATTGTATTTGAGATGCGTTCACATGATGATCCACTTAAGTTACTAGAGTATGTAAGACTGGCGGCATCAGTCTATGGTGCTAGTTATATCTTTGTAGATCATGTACAGAGGTTAGCTTATCTAAGTAACACAGGAGTAGACGGTGCTACCAGTACACTGACAACATTAGGAGCACGTATGGCACAGTTATCTAAGGAACTTAACATAGGTGTAGTATTTATATCACAGGTAAATGATGATGGGCGTACAAAGTATGCAGCATCTCTTGAAGAAGAAGCAATTATCTGTATAAAGATTGAGAGAGATGTTGAGTCTGAAGATGAAGTAGTGCAGAATACAACTACATTTTTCATAGATAAGAACAGACCGTTTGCTAAGTTAGGTAATGCTGGTACTGTTTACTATGATCCAGAGACTACCATACTTAAGGAAGAAAGCTTTGTTACAAGGAGAGAGATTGCGGCATGATTGTATTTGATGTAGAAGCAGACAACCTCTTGGAAGATGCTACAAAGATACATTGCCTGTCGTATACTTCTAATGGTTCAGACGTTAAGACACTGTTCTCTTATGATGAGATGCGTACTCTACTTCTCAGTCAGAAGGGATTGATAGGACATAACATTGTTCGTTATGATATACCTCTACTTGAAAAGTTATTAGGTATTAAGATTAAGTCTAGACTATTTGATACTTTACCTATGTCTTGGGTACTTAATACTAATAGAGGTAAGCATGGGCTTGACTCATTTGGGCAAGACTTTGGTGTACCTAAACCTAAGGTAGATGATTGGACTAACTTATCTCGTGAAGAGTATGCACACCGTTGTCAAGAAGATGTTAAGATTAATTGGTTACTGTGGCAGAATCTACTCAAACGATTTCTATTCATATACAAAGACAAGGTACAATTAGATAAGTTTTTTAGGTACTTATCTTTCAAGATGGATTGTGCAGCAAGTGCAGAAGCAAGTGGTTGGAAGTTAAACTTAGATCTTGCACAAGAATGTGTTGACAAATTAACTAGAGAGCAAGACTACAAGACTAAAGAGTTATGTAATGTAATGCCACTACGTAAGCTATTTAAAGTACAGACTCAGCCTAAGGTTTGTTATAAGAAAGATGGTTCTCTATCTGCACATGGTAAGAGATGGTTCAAGTTACTTGATGAGTATGGCTTACCTGCTACCTATACAGGAAAAGTAACTGTAGTAAAGGGTGCAGAACCTGCTAACCCTAACTCAACTGATCAGGTAAAAGATTGGCTTACATTCTTAGGTTGGCAACCATGTACCTACAAATACAATAAGAACAAGGAGACTGGTGAAGAAAAGAAAGTACCTCAGGTGCGTAAGAATGGTGAGCTTACTGAGTCAGTACGATTACTTATAGATCAGAACCCAGCAGTTGAAGTACTTGATGGCCTTACCATTATACAACACAGACTTGCAATCTTCCAAGGTTTTATTGACTGTGAACGTGATGGCTATGTTAAGGCAGAGATAGATGGTCTTACTAATACACTCAGGTTTAAACACAAGAAGCCTTTAGTTAATCTACCTGGGGTAGACAAGCCTTGGGGTAAGGAGATACGTAGTTGTTTAGTAGCACCTAACAATCATGTACTATGTGGTGCTGATATGACATCACTTGAGGATACAACTAAGCGTCACTACATGAAACCTTATGATCCTGAGTATGTAAATGAGATGTCACAACATGGCTTTGATCCACACTTAGACTTAGCTAAACACGCAGGAGAGATAACACAAAAACAAATTGACCAACATAACTCAGGAGTTATAGATCTAAAAGCTCTACGTAAAGACTACAAGGTAGTAAACTATTCTGCTACTTATGGTGTAGGTGCAGCTAAGTTATCTCGTGAGACAGGTATGACTAGAGATAAGGCTCAAGCTTTACTTGATGCTTATTGGCACCGTAATTGGTCAGTCAAAGAGTTTTCAGAGTCACAACCAATAAGACATATAGATGGTGAGATGTGGATACAAAATCCAGTCAGTAAGTTTTGGCACAGTCTTAGGTTTGAGAAAGATGCTTTCTCTACTATCAATCAGAGTACAGGATCATATTGTTTTGATAGATGGGTAGCATTATACAGATTAAATAGACCTAATATTATAGGTCAGTTCCACGATGAAAGTATTAACACAGTTAAGGAGGGTTATGAAAATGAACATACCAATGTTTTAAAACGTGCTATTAAAATATTAAACGATCAGCTTAAGTTAAATGTTGACTTAGGTATTGATGTACAGTACGGTAAAAATTATGCAGAAGTCCATTAGAAGGAGAAAAAAAATGGCAACAAGAAAAGTAAAACTATCAGGCATAGCTGAGTGGGCTAAGGTCTTTGAACAGAATCGTGATCATAAAGGTTACGAGGGTGCTTACGAAGATTTTGATGGTGCTTGCACTATTGATCTCATTATTGATGATGATAATTTAAATCTTCTCCAAGCCTCAAGGTCTATGAAGAAAGGCTCTCCTGACAAAGAGGGTAGAGGAACTAAAGTTACCTTTGTCCGGAAGTTTGATACAGGTAGAGACTGGGACAGTGGGCCACCTACTGTTCTTAAGTCTGATGATACCCCTTGGAACTTAGAAGCTGATGGTCTCATTGGTAATGGGTCTAAGGTAGAGGTGCACCTAGCTGTCTACGATACTAAACGTAGAGACATAGTAGGTACTAGGCTTGATAAGATAAAGGTATTAGATCTTGTCAGGTATGTATCAGAAGCAAGTGATACTATACCACCACCTCAAGCAGTTGTAGCTGAAGAATCAGTATTGTTCTAAGCTATGAAAAGGCGTAACCCTGTGGCAAAAGAAGTACGTACCCCTAAGTACCGACTCAGGGTTATTGCCGACAAAACAAAAAAGTTATTTAGAAAAAGGAAACATAGAAAAGATGGAAGTAGAATTAGTAAAACAGATTGATACTCTTGTTGATGACATCTATGAAGTTGTTCAAGGCAAGGGTAACTGGACAGGTATGTTAGGTGCTTCATTAGGTAGAAGTATATCTTTAGTATCTAACCAAAGGTTCAGTAAGCCACAAGAACCAAGGGGCTATCTATCTTTATCTTCTATAGGTATGCCTTGTAAACGTAAGCTATGGTATAAAGTTAATAAACCAGGAGAAGGTGATCCTTTAACACCAAATACTTTATTAAAGTTTTTTTACGGTGACATGATTGAAGAACTACTACTAAGTTTAGCAGCTGCTGCAGGACATTATGTCTCTGGTGAGCAGTGTAAGCTTGATGTACATGGCATTAAAGGACACAGAGATGCAGTCATAGATGGTATGACTGTTGATGTTAAGTCTTGCAGTACCTATGCCTTTAAGAAGTTTAAAAGTGGTGCACTAAGAGATGATGATCCGTTTGGTTATATCTCTCAGCTTAGTTCATATGTATATGCAGGTAAAGATGATCCACTTGTTACAAATAAAACACATGGTGCTTTCTTAGCTATAGATAAACAGAACGGACATATCTGTTTAGATGTTTATGATTTTACAGAGGAACTAAAGACTAAAGAAAAAGAAATGCTTGATGCAAAAGATATGGTATCAAAGAAGATACCTAAGGAACGTATTCAACCAGTGCCATTTAGTAAGACAAGTCCTAATACTAAGTTGTCTATGCCTTGTAGTTACTGTGAGTATAAGAAACTTTGTTGGCCTGAGCTAAGAACTTTTAAATACTCTTACGGTATAGAGAACTTAGTTCATATAGAAAAAGAACCTAAAGTACCTGAGATTACAGCATGACTAGAGCAGCAAAAGCAAAAGGTAGAGTAGGTCAGAATGAAATAAGGGATAAGTTACTAGAAACTTTTCCTGAGTTTGAACCTGATGATATTAGAAGTACAACTATGGGAGATACAGGTGAGGATATTCAACTTAGCCCAGCAGCTAGGAAGAAGTTACCTATTACTATAGAAGTTAAACGTAGAAAGGCAGGTTTAAAAACTGTGTATGGATACTTAGATCAAGCTACTAACCATGGCAAAGGAGATCCTATAGTATTCTATCGTTCAGATAGGAATCCTTGGATTGTTATCACAGAACTAGACCATTACATGGAACTATTAAAAAACTGGAAGAAGGAGTAAGATGAAAAAGAATATAAAAATCTGGGGTATAATTGAAGGACCAATCTCTGTTAAGGATTTACCAGATAATGATTACCCTGAAGGAGCTGAGTGGTTTCATGAATGCAAAGTAGAAGTTGATGGTAAGATAGTTGTTCACCCCTATTGGTTCTACAGTCTAAATGAAGCTAATGAAATGAAAAAGTATTTCAATACTCATATTGAACCGCTTGAAATAAAAATAAACTATGGAGAACTTTACGATGCCTAATACAGCAATAGTATTTACTTGTGCCCATGTAGATCCTGAAATTTCTAATGAAAGATTTGATCTACTTGGTAAACTTATCTATGATCTAAGACCTGATTATGTAGTTGATCTTGGTGATGGTGCAGATATGAAATCTTTAAATAGCTATGACACTCGATACCCACAAGCTATTGTATCACAAAACTATGAGAATGATATTAATCATTACAATGATGCACAGGATAGATTGAGAATGAAATTTAAACAAATGAAACGTAAGAGACCTAAATACTATGGGCTTGAGGGTAATCATGAGAATAGAATTAAGAGAGCTATCTCTCTCGACCCAAGACTTGAAGGTACAAAGTATGGTATAAGCTTTAAACATTTACAAACAGACTACTACTTTGATGAGTACTATGAGTATGAAAACTCTGCTCCAAGTATCTTTAATAAAGATGGTATATCTTATGCTCATTACATTTCAAGTGGTAACTTTGGTACTGCTATGTCTGGTATGCACCATGCATATACTATGTTAAATAAAAGACATCACTCTACTACTGTTGGTCACAGTCATAAAAGATCTATCTTCTTTAAAGATGACTCTTATCCTAACCCTACTATAGGTTTAGTTGCAGGTTGTTTTAAAGGTGCTCAAGAATCCTGGGCAGGGCAGGCTAACATGGACTGGTGGAAAGGTGTAGTAATAAAAAGAAATATAGACAGAGGTTACTATGACCCAGAATTTGTAAGTCTTGAGAGACTTAAATCTTATTACGGATAGGCTTGACAAATGAATAATAAAAAGTATAACTGGTGGTTTCAAAATGGACTATGAAATAATTATAAAGGTATCAGTAGATCCTGATGCAAACTTCCTTGAGGTAGGTGGAGTTAATAACTCAAATGTTATTAAGCAAGTAGTGAGTGACTGTCTATATGATATAGATGATTTAGAAATTAAAGAATGTGAGGTAATAAAAAATGTTCAAACAAGTCAGAGATAATAGTTTTAGTAACTATCAAAAGCAATCAAGTCAGACTGCAATATATGATAATGTAGATCTTGTTATTTATCCAGCACTAGGTTTAGTCAGTGAAGCAGGAGAAGTAGCAGACAAAGTAAAGAAAGTCTTGAGAGATAATGGTGGTCACTTTTCACCTGAGACTAAGCAAGCAATAGCAGATGAGTTAGGTGATGTGCTATGGTACATTGCTGCTATGTGTAATGATTTAAATATAAACATGGAAGATGTAGCACAGAACAATCTTAATAAATTAAACAGCCGTATGGCACGTAATGTAATAAAGGGAAGTGGAGATTACAGATGAGTGATGATGAAATCTTATTAGAGGAAGAGGATTAAATGGAAAATTTTAATTATGATGATTGTGTTAGAAAGTATAGTTCTACTTTTGTTAGGATAATTTTAAGCGAAACTAAAGTTGAAACAGTTAAAAATTTTGTAAAAAAAGTTATACAAGAAAAAATAAATGAAAGTCATCACGTTGTTGACTCTGGCATGGAGGAGAAAAGATGGACCACTGGTTTTTTAGGAGAGTCTGCAGTAGAACAATTTTTTGATACTGAGTTCATTGATTTTTCAGTGGGATCTTCTACCAATTATCATGTCCCAGACTTAAAAAAAATTGGGTACGACTGTGGAGTAAAAACTGTTGAAAAAGATAAATTTCCAGTCATCTTTCGTAAGTCATACAAACCTGAAATTATTGTTGTCAAACAATCTGATAAAGTATTCTATATTTGTGGACTAGCAACTACTGATGTGCTTAATGAGTATCAATCGTTAGATTTAATTCTTAGTCCAAGTTTGCGAAGAAGAGGAACAAAAACTGGATTCTATGGATTTCACAAATTGGTAAGGCCCGATAGTATTAAAAAATATTTAGAACTTAAGAAAGGAATTAATTAATGAGTAATATGT